GAACCGACTAAACCGTTTTATGTTGAACCATTCACAAAATGCGCGGGGCTAGGTAGGTTTGCTGCGATGGATTCCAATTCTCTTGTAATGCTTGGAAAGGTAATGGACACTGAATCGGTTGTTTAAGACATTGTTTAATAAGCGGTTTTTTAATATATTAATCTTTTTACTTAATATATTAATTTTTTTTTGTCTATACTTCAATAAAACGGAGGGAAAGTATCTGTAAAATTAATAGAATTTTGTAAAGAAAATAATATAAATTATAAGATTATTGGTTACAGAAAAGCATGGTATGATATGTTAAGTAATTTGAATAGTGTAGGTAATATTGCATAATATTAATTTTAAGTTAATTTAGGGAGGAGTAAATATTATATAGTAAATATTATATCTGTCCCTGCATAAGTATAAGTCGACGGCCCACTATTGGGATATATCGGAGTTGTATTAGACGTGCCTCCTGGATCATAGTGGTACACTCCCCCTAGCAATTTAATATTTCCACTTGTGGTGTTCGTATTTTGGTATGCGCTCGTGTTTGTATAAGCATATCCACCATTTGTATTCTTAAAGGATGTTCGATATTTTTCACCCGCCAACACATTAATAGCAGGATTTAATGTGTAATATTTTATTTCAATGTTATTGCCGACATTACCAGTACCAGCAATAACAACAGTCCCAGCTACTGATGGGGTGCCTGTTGTTGTTTTAAAAATACTAAGGTTTCCACCATTACGATTTTGAGCTCCAAGAGCAATAATCTTTCCAGCAGTATTAAATTCAAATTCGGAACCCATACTGTAGCGATTCCAATTGACATTGGTTGACGTCCATGATGTAAAATTGTATCCACTAGGACTTACTGATGCACCACTCAATGAACCATAAATAGTAGCTGTACCAGTGGTATTGAAATGGCCAAATTCAGGAGACGACTCCACATAAGTCCAATTAAATTGTGTAGCAGCATTATTTTGACACCCAATAGTTGTTTTATTATTAGTATAAGCTCCTTGTGGCACATCAATAGAATGTGCGGTTCCATCAGTCAAACTAGTTGGAGTAAATTTCGCAGTATATACAGTAGGAGAAGTAGAATTAAATTGAGAGATTGTTCCGTTGTTTACAGTTATATCACTTTGCACAAAATCGGAAGTTGGCTCACTTGAAGTAAAAGTTAAATTTAGATACGTATCATTAGTAGAATCACCATCAGAAACAGCAGAACCACCTGAACCACTAGCAGTAATTGTCATAGTAGGTTTCATATTTTTAAAAGTAAATCCTTTAAAAACAGTGTCAATACTAATATTTGTAAGGGGTACTGGATGAATTGGAGAAGGATTGATTGAAATCTGACTATTAATTGGAACAAGTGTAGATGGATATGCACGTGTGCCAGGTGATTCCCCCCATATAATTCTAACAGCTCCAGGACCACCCCAAGCTCCAGCGGCACCACTGTCATCCTCAGATCCTGCTCCACCTCCTCCATAATCTCTATTACTTCCACCAGAACCTGGGTTCCCTTGTTTATTATAAGTTGAAAAATTTGCTGCACCACTTGTGCCTTGACCGATTAATATACCTACTCCACCACCTCCATATGCTCCAGCAGAAGTCCATCCATTATGTCCTGTTCCTCCACCACCTCCACCTCCAGTACCGGCAGTTTCGTTATACTGCGTTCCTGTTGAACCATTTCCTCCATTTCCTGAATATCCACCCGCACCACCCCCACCACCAGAAGTATTACCACTCTGCCCTCCTCCTCCATTTCCACCATTTCCACCCCCTCCCCCATAAGTTCCATAATATGTAGTACCTCCATTTGATTGACTGTTAGAGTTATAATTACCCTTGTTTCCTCCACCAGCTCTTAAATAATACGTACCTCCTATTTTAATACTTGTTTCGCCGCCATTTTGAGCGTTATTATTTCCAGCAGAACTTCCAGGACTTCCTGCTGCTCCAACATTTATATTAAAAACAGTTCCAGGTGAAACAGTTAATGTTCTCCAATGAAGTGCTCCACCACCACCACCACCACCTGCATATCCATTATATGAACTAGTTGATGCTGAACCACCACCACCACCACCCACACACACAGCAGAAATTTCCGTAACACCAGCGGGAACTGTAAAAGTTCCCGAAGATGTAAAGATTTCTTCATAATTTGAATCAAATGTAATAACAATTATTGGTTGTACGAATTCACATCCTTTAAATTTACCCAAACTAAATGGATTTGTAATTGAAGCAGGACTATTAACGATATTGTATAAAGTTTTTAAATCAGAAAATTTAATATTAACAGATGGAATATTAGTATTTAATGTGTAATACCATTTTTCTATTGTTTCGCCATCAAAATATAGTTCTTTAATATTTACATTATCTGTTTCTAACACCCAATCTGCACCAACTTTAAGATTTCCAGTATCATCATCGGACGCTCTTATATTCAAATGAAGATGTTGTTCAGTTTCTAATGTTTCTAATGTATATTTCCAATCACTTGATTGTAATAGCACACATCCTAAAAAATCCAAGGAAGTTTGAATGTTAAACTTTTTTATAAACTCTTTGAATGTAGACCATGTATCTAACGTGTTCAGAATATATTCATTAAATTCGTTAATTGACGAATCTGTCAACTCATCTTCATTTTCGGGACTACTTATTATGTTAAGATTATAAACATTTTGAATTAATTCATCAACATTAGGCATTGGATAATATTCATCACTACCTGTTATATCGCGTAATGGCTCCAACGTATCAAATACATTACAAGATGCATCTTTAAAAATAGAAATAATTTCCTCATATGTATAAGTTTCCTTAGTATCAAATTCTTCTGGTGTTATATTCAGTGACAAATCTACAATACACTTATGAATATCAGGTGTATTGTCAAACAATTCATCAATATTATTTAAAGACAAATCATTATTCTGTGTTTCGTTTGTTTGACAAGAAGCACAATTTGACAAATCAGGTAAATATTGTGATATTAGCATTTTATTTTCTTTTTCCAAAAAGGTGAACTCTGGATTATTACTTCCATGTGATACTAATGCTAAATGATTTACTATTTGTATGTTATTTTCACTAATCATATTTTCATATTTTGCAAATATAGAATCATATGTGTCTGTCCCTTGATTGTAGGTAATAGGGTAGGTATTATCATTACAAGCATTAATTATTGTTTGGTAATCTTGAACATTATCATTTATCAATAATATATTACTCATCTAATATATATTAAAATCATAGATTAAATCAATAAAAAGGACATATTAATAAGAAATCCATACTTTAACAAAAATAATTTAACATATCTATCATTTATTTGATATGTTAAATACATTTACATTTACATTTAAATTTAGACCTTATTACCTACTGATTAATTCAAATAATAATATTAATTATCTATAGGTTCTTCCGTTAAATTTGAAATATCTATTGGAACGTAATTCTCCTGTAAACTCCAATTTCCTAATGCTTCATCCCAATAATAATATTTATTATTATCTTTATCTTCCTCCGTTAAATTTGGAATCACTATAGGAGGTTGCCAATCGCAATTCTCGTCTAAAGTCCAAGAAGGATATGGTTGCTTACTTGCAAAATTATCCTTATCTTGATAATAAATCATCCCTTTACCCGCACATTTTTTATCTGAAGAATATTTATATGTTTCTATCCATACTCCTCCTAAATTTGTTTCACACCAATTTTTGTCATTACACACAATAACGCGAATAACTTCATTAGTTAAACTATTAATTTCTGCAAAATATCTGGGCATTTTTAAATGTTATATTTATTGTTTAAATATAATATTTATTTTTTAAATGTTGTTTTAAATATTGTTTAAATGTTGTTTTAAATATTGTTTAAATGTTGTTTTGATTTATTGCATGGTATACAATTTGTATTAATATGAGAACTATATTTTTTTTTTATTTCTTCAAATGATGCATCGTTATAACTTCTAAAGGTTTTATCATTTACTTTATTATGAATATCCCATAACCATTTTATAAGAGCGTCTCTTGAAGATACGTCTGGAGGCATTTGTTCTAATAATATTTTATATGATTCACGACAAAAACGACAGGGAATAACATTTCCTAAATAATTAAAAAATTGAGCGTAACCTTCTTTATCGCATTCTCGAAAACCAAATGTTATATAATGAAGAAAAATCCAACCGGAAGGTCCCCATAAATTAGGTGATATTTCTAATTCTATTGAATTCATTTACTAAAAAAACAATATAAATTTTTAAATCTCGTAACGAATAATCACGATTCCACCTCCACTAGCAACGATTAAGAAATCCAAAGATTCAGGGCAACCTGTTGTGGTAAAAGTATAAGTTGTCTGCCCATTTGTATCGTTATTTTTTAATTCATGAATTTTATAAGAATTATAAGATGTTATCTCTGTTCCTGTAATATCAATACTAAAAGTGGCGGCATCACCACTAAAGATGTGCACCTCTAAAATCGCTAAATCTAACTATGCTATTATGTTCATATCCCATCTTATCTCCAAACATAGTTGTAAATGACACATCTGTTGATAATACACGATTTCTTAAATCATCTGTTTTAATTATTGCGTGAGATATATGTCCAATACCTAAGTCCATATTTGAACTCAAATCAATTATCCTATCGTAATCTTGTTTGTGGAAATATTCTATTTGACGTGCATTAGGGTCCATCATAGAATAAATATCTGATAAATTCAAATTATATCTAGGTAAATGTAATTCTCTATTATTTCCAACAGGATGATAACCATCTACATCTAGTCCATAAAACGTTCTCTCTAAATAACTGACTACTGATTGCTCTTCATCTGCATTAAGTTTTTTATTAAATACCAATATTTCGCCTATTTCCCAATCACTTGTTTCCTGTGATACGCCTTTGTTTATTGTTAATTGATGGTTCTCGTATGGTTGCGGTTCCCGCGTTGTTGTTACATCTACTCTATCGCTTTCATAATACGCCAATCCACCTATAACAACTTCTCCACCCGCAGATGAGTTATTTGTGCCTTTTATATACATTATATACTGTCTATAATAACCCGGATTCATTATTTGATATTCTTTGTAACCCGATAAATCACCCCAAGTTAAAAAACCATTAGTAGTTGGCGTCCATGCTTCTCCGCTAATATCACGTCTATCTAATATATTATATGACTCGGCATTTATTGTATCATAGTTATAACTGAAATCTACTCCACGTATTTCCCATATACATGGTGTATTTCCAGAATTATCTATTGCAGGCCATATACGGTAATGTGTTATGCGTTTTGCCTCAGGAAATGTATATCTTAATTCCCACGGTCCTGTTCTATCGGTTGTGTTATGGCTTTTCCCAATAAAACTATTAGATATATCCAACTTATTATTAAAGGCATTATAAGCATAACCAGATACATCTGGTACTGTTCCTAAGTCGTTAAAACTAGTATTGTATTGAAAATTATATAAATATGCAGACCCAGTCGATGAATTTTGTTTATGTCCACCTACTAAAACATAACTTCTATTAATAGCAACTGAGCTACCAAAACTAGTATGACTTTGCATATCTGATGCGAAAATTTGTAAACTATTATCAATTATAAAACTTGCATTTGTATTGCTTTCTCTAAACTTATATAAGTATGCAGACCCAACATCTGAAACATTGTTAACATGCTTTCCTTCTGCACCTACTAAAGCATAATTTCCATAAATAGCAACTGACCAACCAAAATAATCATCTGTATATGCATTTGATGCAAAAATTTGATAACTATTATCAATTATAAAACTTGCATTACCGCCTTCTCTAAATTTATATAAATATGCAGACCCAATATCATTATTATTCCTATGTGCACCTACTAAAGCATAACTTCCATCAATAGCAACTGAAGTACCAAAATAATTATTTTTTGATATATCTGATGCTAAAATTTGATAACTATTATCAATTATAAAAGTTGCATTTGTACTGTTTTCTGAAAACTTATATAAATATGCAGACCCAGCATTTGAAACATTGTTAACATCATTATAAGATGCGCCTACTAAAATATAACTTCCATCAATAGAAACCGATTTACCATAATTATCACCGAAATCTACATCTGATGCTAAAATTCGTAAACTATTATCAATTATAAAACTTGCATTTGTATTGTTTTCCCTAAATTTATATAAATATACGGACCCTGCATTATTACTATTGTCAATCGCCTTATATCGTGCACTAATTAAAGCATAACTTCCGTCAATAGCAACTGAAAAACCAAAATTATCTCCTGACGTTATATCTGATGATAAAATACGAAAACTATTATCAATTGTAAAACTATTACCATTTTCTCTAAACTTATATAAATATGCAGCCCCTCGCTGATTACCGCTGTTGTCGGGCGAGTGGCGTGCACCTACTAAAGCATAATTTCCATCAATAGCAACTGAAATACCAAATTTGCCACCTAATGATTCTGTAAGTAAGAAACTATTATCAATTGTAAAAGTTGCATTTGTACTACCTTCTCTAAACTTATATAAATATACATACCCAACATCTGAACCACCCTCATCATTATAAGGTGTACCCACTAAAGCATAATTTCCATCAATAGCAACTGAAAAACCAAACTGATCCCCGGCGGCGGTTCCAGGCGCTGATGGTAAAAATTGTAAACTATTATCAATTATAAAAGGTGTGAATTGACCGCCACCGCTTGCATCGCCGTGTACAAGAAAACCCCCTACAGCATTTATGCTACCATCTCTTGAACCAGCACCTGCACACGGATATTTGCCTACATCGTAATATTTTATTTGACTTATAGATGCGCTAGATGGATAATTACTCTTTGTTACATCTAATACGTAATACTTAAAAGGTTGCGGATTCATAACAATATTATTTCTATGGTTAATGTCAACGGCACCACCGCCAGCACTTCCGCCACCGCCAGCACTTCCACCTCCGCTATAATACGCTATTTGACCTATACAAGCCCTAGTACTATTAGTGTTGCCATTAGGTAGATCATTGACATAATCTATTGTTTCCTCAACAGATATTCTATAATACACATAAGAACCCTGATTTCCCGATGGTATATCATATACTACACAATTTGTATCATTTGTTACATCAGATGTCTGGAAGTTGTTCGGGTTATTAGTTTCACTTACCCAATAAGACGCTTGATTTACTGTAGTTTTATCATCCAAATCAGTCCAATTAGTATTGTCATTACTTCCTTGAATTTTCCACTTTATAGGTACCATATTCCAGTAGTAGTGATTTCTCCCCCACAACTTGTATCTTGTTATAGTTTTAGCACTAGGAAATTGAAATTTTAACCATTGCGGTAAAGAAC